ATTTTTACCTGGGATTGCATACGCCGTAGACGTAACAATGGGTTCCAATGGAAATCTTGTATTCAGTCCAGATAATATTAGTATTACTGCTGGTGAAACAGTTCATTTCGTAAACGGAATGTTACCCCCACATAATATTATTGTTGAGGGTAGAGCAGATCTTTCTAGAGAATCATTGATGTTTACTCCTGGCGAATCGCAAGATATTCTGTTTGCTGATGCAGGAGACTATGATTTCTTTTGTGGTCCTCATCAGGGGGCTGGCATGATTGGACATCTTCATGTAGAATAATGAAATATACGCACAACTATATGAAAATCTTTCTTGACACTGCGGACACAGAAGTTATTAGTGAATATTTTAAAACTGGATTGGTAGATGGTGTCACTACTAACCCTACTTTGATCATGAAGAGTGGTAGAAATCCCATGGATGTCTATCAGGACATCAAAGATATTGGTGTTCGTGATATTAGTATGGAGGTTGTTGGTAGCGCAGCTCAGATGTATCATGAAGGACGTAGACTTTCTGATATGTTTGGTGATGTCTGCACTGTCAAACTTCCTATGACTAGGGATGGTCTGAGCGTTTGTAAAGAACTCTCTGACATGAATGTTAAGGTCAACGTCACACTAATCTTTTGTGCTGCTCAGGCAGTCCTAGCAGCCAAGGCAGGGGCAACATATGTCTCTCCCTTTGTAGGACGCTTAGACGACCAGTCAGTGGCAGGTCTGGAGGTTGTTAGATCTATTTCAGAACTGTATCGCATCCATGGAGTCAGGACTCAGGTTCTGTCTGCATCTATTCGTAATGTTCAGCGTGCTATCAGATCATGGTACAATGGGGCACAGATTTGTACGATGCCACCTAAAGTGTTTGACCAAATGTATGATCATATCCTTACGGATAAAGGTTTAGAAATTTTTGATAACGATTGGAAACAGGTGCAACAATGACATTTACAGTATATTCAAAGGACGGATGTCCTTTTTGTACAAAAGTTCAACAGGTATTAGAGCTTGCAGAAATCAAGCATGTGATATATAAACTTAATAGGGATTACACTCGCGAAGAATTTTATGATAAGTTTGGACAAGGTTCTACCTTTCCAAGAGTCATAAAAGATGATATAATCATCGGTGGATGTACTGAAACTGTTAAGTATCTAAGGGAACAAAAGTTGGTCTAATGGAACAAAACCTCATCGACATCTACGATCTTGTGGAACACGCTATCGATAATGCCTTTGAGGGACAAATGAATTTAAAGTTCTATGACTATCTAAAAGAATGTAAAATTAAAAAACATGAGATAGATTCTTTCAATGATAGTTGTACAATAAATGAAATCAATTGTATCGTTACTGACTTAGAAGAATACATTAAAGGTGGTGCAGACAACCAACATAAACAACTACGTGAAGGTTACGGTCATATTCCTAAACCTCAAGCCAGAAAAATAAAAGATTATTTAAATGGCATCTTAAAAGATGCAGAGAAGTATAGTTATGATCGACGACCTGGGCGAAGAAAGAAAACTAAATAATCACGAAACCCACATTAATCGTGGGGTAGAGTTGCTTCTACGCAATAGGAGGGCAAAACCAGAACAACCAAAAACTTTTCAGATAAAGTTTGGTAAGATGGTCGCTCTCTTCCGAAGAGAGATTGTATTCCATCTAAATTTTTATCTGGACATCAGAAAGAAATAATCTCTGGAGTATAGAAAAATGTTAGCAGTAACACTTACGATTGGAACCCTTGTTTCAATCATGTTCTTTTTTGTAGGAGGTGTGGTAGGATGGTTAGCAAGAGAGAATACATGGGTAAATCAACCAGTTTATACTCATCCAGAGATGTTTGATGAAAACGGAAATGTATTACCTGACGAAATTTTAGCAGTACGATTTGAAAATAGCTATGACGAACTCGACCAAGAAGACGACGACTAAGGAGAAAGCAAAACTCCCACCCAATCCATTTATTCATGAAATCCTTGATCTTGCTAGTAAGCAAAGGAGTAAAGTAAAAAAAGTTGAGATTCTTCAAGAGTATGGTAATCCTGCACTGAAGAGTCTTCTCATCTGGAACTTCGATGACACTGTAGTTTCTGTAGTTCCTGCTGGAGAGGTTCCTTACAAGGCAAACGAAGTTCCTGTTGGAACAGATCATACATCGCTTCGTAAAGAGTATAAGCATCTCTTTAACTTTGTAAAGGGTGGCAATGATAGTCTCACTTCTCTCCGCAGAGAGACTATGTTTATCCAAATGCTTGAGGGTCTACACCCCGAGGAGGCATCAATTCTTTGCCTTGTAAAAGACAAAGCATTACAAACTAAATATAAATTAACATACGAAGTTATTAAAGAAGCTTATCCCGACATCAACTGGGGAGGACGTTCATGAGTAGTGTTGCTGTAGAACAACAGGAAAAAGAAATGGCAGAGTATGGATCAGAGGAAAACAAAATCAATCCATCTGATTATGAGTGCCAAATCCTGTTGGAAAAAACAACTTTAGATGTAGCAAACGATAAGACATTTCCAACAGATGCCAGACTAATCTGGTACATCGTTGATGGAAAGGAATGTGTTGATCTTACCCGTTGTGGTAAAGTATCAAAGATGTTTGATATGTATTATGATCGATATGGAAAAGGTTCTGTCCAAAGAATTGACTTTGGATATGGGACAGTTAACCCTAAACTTTGGGGACAAAAACCAAAGAAAGAAAAGAAAAGAAAATGAGTGATGGTTTCAAGGGGTTTGCTAAACCTGGAAAGGACAAAGAGTTCACCCTTAATATTAACGGAAAGCAAGTTCAAAAAATTATTAGAGAGTATAAAAAACTGAAGAAGTACCAAAAGTCCTCCATGTTTGAACTAGAAAAACTATCTGGGCAAGAAACTCAGATAGACAAACTAGTTGATGAATATGGAATTGATTCAGAGGCAATAGAATAAATATACTAGCAGGTAAACACGTATGCTTTCTACCCAATATAGGTTGCGACTTGAAGCAATCTGTGAAAAGATAATTCTTAATGAAGAAGTAAGTCTAGATGATATGATTTGGGCAAACAAATTAGCAAAGTCCAATCAAAGTGCATCATCAATACTAAGGAAAGCACGTAGGCAAGCAAGAAATCCTGACATGGGAGAGGGTGGTCTTGATGATTTTATGAACCAGATGGACCTTGGGGACCCTGATCCATCTAATCATTCATCAGGGTTCGGTAGTGCCGATGACATTGCAGACTGGTTCTCTCACGAAAAAACTGATGACTGGAGGCAACGTGATTGAAAAAGAAATACCATGGGGGAAGTTGCATGAAATTGCTAAAGACCTGAATGGGGAACTTAAAAAACTCTACATTAAAGATAGTTCTGGTAGAGAATACAAGAGAATTGTCATTGAATATACGGAGGATAAAGAATGCAACCAATAATTTATTCTAATAGAAGTCAAGAATGTGAAAGGGCAGAGAGTCTCCTTAAAAGTGTCCAGTTTGATGATTCTATAAGTGTAAGAGTCTTTGTTTTAGATGATGACTTTACCAGCAATCAGTTTCATGCTGAGTTTGGTGCTGAAGCAGAGTATCCTCAAATTGCAATTGGACTAGAACACCGTGGAACCTTAAAAGAAACTCTTAAGTATATGAGTGATAAAGGTATGCTTCTTTAGAAATAATAAAATGTTCGTGTTGATACGAAGACACTTGACTAAATAATGTATGAGGTCTATAATAAGACCTGACGTTCATCCCACTCTTGGGTGGGACGCAAGTAAGTCGCGGAACGGAGCCGTTCATCCCATGTTAGAAATATTATTCTATTCATCACTCACCTGCCAACAAGCCGATTCAATTATGATTCGGATGAGAGCAAATGAGAATATTCCTCCTGAAATGAAGGTGGAATTGATTGAGGTCATGAAGGAATCAACACCTGAGTGCTATCCATGGGACGCAAACGACTAAAGGAACGGACCTAAAAATCCAACTACTTTAGGAGTACCTACAATGAACACACTTAACATCATCAAGAAGCAGATCAACAAAGCATCTGCAGTTCACAACGCACAGATCTCTCACACCTCATATCGTGGTGTTGAGTATGATACACGTTGTGTAGAAAGCAAAGAGTCTCACGGGACCTTCTGCTATCGTGGACGCACTTACACCAAGTGATTGTCAAATCAATTGAATAGTGTTATGATGGGAGGGAAACCTCCCATTTTTTATGGAAAGAGATAAACTAAAACTGATAGTAAGAAACCTAAAACTGCTGGTTGATGCTCTTGAGTCTGAGGTATACTCTAATGTAGATGTATACACGACCAAGCAAGAGAATTTCGATGATCCTGCTTCCAACTACATATTAGATTATGACGAAGTTTTTGAGGACGACGATGGATAAGATAGATACGCAGGGGATGAGTTTACCTAGTGATGGGAAACAAAAATCAAAAAGATCCTATCCACCACTGGTGATACCAAAACGAAATGTCTTTACTGATTTAGAAAGACAAGAACTAAAAGACATTATTAACGAGACACTTGATGAGCGAGAA